ATCGTTGGTGCCGCGTTCGGAATCTTCGCGTTGCCAAAGGCAAAGGTATAGGTCGTAGTGCCATCACTGATCGCAAGCGATGCCGCAGCGCCAGCTAGCGCCGCGCGGTACAGCGCGAGATTGTCCGAGTTGAAAACGCAATCCAGCTCTAGGGTCACCGCGAGGTCTTGCGCCTCAAAGTCGACCGGAGTGATCGCGTTCTGAAAGTTTTGATCGTCGACCACGTTGTCGATCAGCAGTCGGAAGGACTTGATCTTGTAGGCAGTCGAATTGTAGGTGAACGTCGCATCCGAGAACAAGAAAGCACTCTCGCAAGTGTAAGCCGTCGCCGGCCACGAGGAGCTGTAGACGGTCTCCGCTTTGCCGGTGCAACTAAGATTCCAATTGACATACTGTTGCTCGCTTCCGCTGACTTCCAGGGTTGTCGGCCACACTTCATAGAGGTATTTCGCCGCCACCTTGTCGACGGCAGCGTAGAACTTGGTCAGGGCTTCGGCGGGTAGCCACGGATCGCCAGAGGTTCCGGTGCCAGCCGACCCACCGACCGACCCAACGACGCGCCCGAGAATCCAGTCGATCTCAGTCGGCCCGAAGTAGCCCGAGATGGATCCGGCGGAGGTGTCGGTGGCAATCCTTGCGCGACAGCTTCGGCGCTGGCGACTACCGCGATGGCCGTCCTCACGGAGAAATGTCCGCGATCCGGCCAGGGAACACTCGCGGAATGATACCGCGACGGGATTGGTCGAAAGGGCAGCATTGTCCGCGACGACGACGCGGGAGACGGAACTTTGGCTCATCGGTTGGTCCTCCGTCTCTCAATCATCCCTGTCGGCAATCACTTTACAGGAGACCAGCCCTGCCGTCCGATTATCCCGTCGATCCTCATGAGGTAGTCCTCGCCCGGAGTCGGGTGCCGCGTCGCAGGCTCCACGACGCCACCGCCCAAGATCGACAGCGCTTCCTCCGCTGATCCGGCCGCGATCCAAATCGACAGGCCTCGATTGGTTCCCCAGTACCATCCGTCGACGATGGCTTTGGTTGCAGATTCTGCAACAGGAGCAAAGGTCTCACGCGAGACCTTTGGTTCGGTCGGGTCTTTCTTGCTCATGGTGCGGGTACTCCGAGTTGGGAAGTGTCACGCGGTAGGTAGGTGACGTAGACCGTCACGACCACCGCCGAAACATCATAGCCGGCGTTAAACGGTTCATCGGGAAACTGCGGCCCCTGTTGCGCATCGACCCGCTGGAAGGTCATCGCATCATCGCCGGATAGCGCGGTCGTCAGTTGCCGGAGCGGATAGGGAGCGTACCCGTGCGCCTTGTTTTTGAAGATCGCCATCACTCGCTCAGATACCGCGAGATGGTTCTCCAGCCCGTCGGTCAGGTCGCTATCCTTCGGCTCGATAAACACGACGACGCACTGTAGCCCGATTTCTTCGCGACGGTTCTCGAAGACCGGATCCGTCCGCGATCCAGGGACCACGAACAGCCCCGGCTCCCACCTCATTCCGCGGTTATAGGCTTTCTTCTGGATCTTGAGATTGAACCCATCGAAATCGGCGTCCGCCGCGAGTGTGTCGTGGATCGCGTTCAAGACTTCCCAGTGGCGACTCATCAGCGTCATAGTCGTATCCTGCATCCATCGGATGAAACAACTGGATCCCGTTCTCAAATCGCCACGCCATCACCCGGACTTTCTCAAGGCTCCCCGGTCGCGCGTGCGTCGGATGGCCTTTCTTTCTCGGTGTCGGTGGCTCGTCCGGTTCCGGCTGATTGTCGCCGGTAACAGCGACACCCTCCGAAGGTCCGAACAGTTCGTCGAGATTAACCCCCCACCAAGAACTCAAAACATAGATCCTCAAACGGCTCGCGGATGCTTTCCAGGTTCTCCTCGTGAACGTAGTAGAACTCGCGGGCTGGGATGCGACTAGTCCCGAACTGTTGGTATTTCGCGTAGGGGATCGTCACACCTAGCCGAAGGTCACGCGGTCCAATGGTCTCAGTCTGCCCCTCTGCGCCCCGTGTGGTCGATGCCCGGAGCATCTTTCCGGAGAGGATCAAGAGCGGATGCGGCCCGTATCGCGCGACAGTCGCCGGCGCGTGAGGAGGCCACACTTGCGAGGAGCTGTTTCGAGTCCGGATGAAATTGTCCGCGATCGCGTCATGGATCCTTGGCACGATCTGATTGAAGACCCGATCGAGCGGCGCGGACTCCATCGCATCGGCAAAGTCGCCGAACACCTTCACCGCGTCCTCAGCCTTGAACCGCTTCGGGATCATCGGACCGCCTTCGCGGATCGCCTGCACAGGCACCGCCACTGGGAATAGTCGACGGTCCGCTTGACCGACTTGATGATCCAGTCGACCTCGACCTTGAGCATATCCGCCGGCAATGGCTCGATCGGATCCGTCCCGTCGTTCAGCGTCTCCGCCCAGACGACGAAGACCATATCGTCCACGTCGTAGCCGACCGATGTCGCCGCCGCGACGATCTTCTCATCGTGGCTTGGATTGCACCGCAAGACCTTGACGCCTCCGCCCGGTGCCGTTGGTGTGGCTCCGTCGAACTCGCGGTCAGGTCCAAACTCAAAGCCGGCATCCTCGACGCCGTCGATCCATTGCCAATCGTCCTCGAAGTCGACCGACAGCTTGTGCTCGAAGTCGACAGGCGACGGGATCGGTGTGATGCTCGCCGTCCCTTCGTAATCGAGGAACGGCCCATAGAGCACACCATCGGCCACCTCGCCAGGATCAGGGATCCAGGTGACAGGACCGACAAATGAATAGGGGACGATCCGGATCGCCATCAGCTTACCCTCGTTCTCGCGCCGCTCGTGTAGTTATAGGTCACCGTCGCCAATGTCGTGCTACCGTTCGTGTCTTTGAAAACCAGCGTTGCGGTCCCGTTGCCGTTGTCGGTCACCTGCACCGATCCGGTCGCGCCGCTCGCCGCGAGTTTCTGCAGGACCAGCGCCGCGGCTAGTTGGGAATCGAGGCTAGCCGCCGCAAGTCCCACCGCGGCTCGGATCGCATCATCTGCCGCCGCATCAGACCACACAGCCGAAGAAATCGCCGAGATAGCGTGTACGTGGGTAGTCGGGATGATGATGAAGTTGTCGCCAACTTGCGGGGCCTGCGTGAACGCCTCCTCTACGGTGATCACTCCGTTGGCGTTCGTGTAGGTCAGGATCGGGCTGTTCTGCTCTGATAGGTTGCCATCGAGAAACAGCATTACAGCATGTTTGAACGCACCGGTCGGGTAGTTTACGTTGCTGGAAAAACTGGTCGTAGTTGGCGTCGTTGCGGATGTCACGGTCCCGTCGACAACGGTATTACCCTTCTTAATGATCGAGATATACTTGGCGAGACTGTTGGCCACGCCGTCGTGATCGTCAACGCTCTCCTCCAGAACAGCATCGGCAATCGTGTTGACTCCAACGGTTGAGAGGCTGTAGCCGGTCTTGTCGCCAACCACCTCAGCATTAGACGCCATCCGGCCTGCGACAAGAGCAGCGGGCAAACGGCCTTGGATGTTCTGCGTGTCCGCCTCGACCGCATCAGCGACGCTATCAACCACAATGACTAGATCGCGGATGGTGTCCAAGATCCCAGACGCCGGATCGGTCGGCGTGGTGCCACTGGTCGGAATACCAAGAATCGACCTGATCGCCGTACGTTCGTCCGTCGTCCAGTCGGTTCCGCCGCCACCGCCGGAGGCTAGCGCTAGAGCGATAGACGTGAACTGCGACACGCCCGATCCGTTGTCCTGAACCAGTTCGTTCAACAGTGCGTCAGCGACGCCGGGCTTGCTGGCTGGGTCGTAAGTGACGGCCAACAGGTGGTCCAGATGGTTGGCTTCGATCGCATCTTGCACCTCGCTTTGAACCTCAGCATCCCAGTCGGGGTTCCAAGGAATTAGAGCCCCGGTATGAGTCGTTGCAGCAAGCACGATCCCGGTTGCCGATGTGATATTCGTCGGACTTGCAACGGTCGTTGGGAACGCCGCAGTAAGGAATCCGGTTGGCTGCGTGTAGGTCGGCATCGGCATTCCGGTCACCGCAACTCCGTCCCACTGATCGGTGTTGGCCGTGACTCGATTAGTCACACTGGAAACAGTTGGAATGACTGCGTTAGTATGCGTGACACCGGCAAGAACCACCTGCCCGAACTCGGCAGCATCGGTAAACACAACTTCCATGCTGTTCGGGATGCAGGATGTTTTGTAAATGATGACCTGGAGAGCGTCGCAGTCGGTCTCGCCCTGCGTTGGCGTGTAGCTCCAGATGCCCTCCTCAACGGCCAGCGTACCAGCACCCGCGCCCCATGCACCAGTATCCTTTCGCACCTTGACGGAGACGCCAGTTGTCTGAACGGCACCATCACTGATTTGAACGACTGCGCCAATAGTGATCGGTCGCGGGCTGGCGTTGTTTCTTGCGTACATTTATCGAACTCCTCCGCCAATCATTGTTCGTGATCGAGTCGCCCAAGACGCACGGAAAGATGGTGTTGATTGCTCGAAACTGTATCGTCGTTTGCGTCGCTGGAACATTCCGGTGGGACCAATGGTATTCAACAGAATGTGCTCTTCGGTGCTAAGCACGCGATTATGAATCACGGCAAACGCCAAGAACCCTTCAAATGCACCCCAAAAATTGTTTGAAATCTGAAAATTAGTCTGTGCGTTGAAACCGATGCTCTGATTGGACTGTGAATCAAATTTTCCGTTGATGTGATATCTAGTCACAAGGCTGTTATTGCTCACACTGAAAAAGTTCCACTGGCCTGCTGATATGGATGCCGTGCTGTTTGTGTTCGCTCCTCGGAATGTCTCAAGCTGTCCGGTAGTAAGAAGCGTGATTGCAAACCTTGGTTGGCTGTAATTACTCCCGGTAGTGCAGATCCCGCGTTTGTTGAGCGTCACCGGCCACATCCAAGCCGAAAACGTCAAAACGTTCAGCGCGCCGTAATCGTAACCAATTTCGATTCGGTCTTGAGTTGCATTGGAGCCAGAGGTGTCTGTGCCAGTTGTCCTTAAGGCATAAACTCCACGACTGGTCTGCCAGTCAGCGGCTGCATCCATGTTGGTGAGCGTGCCCCACAATTGGCTCTGGCTGAAATCATGCAGCCTGAAACCAGTCGGGCCAAGACACGGTGCCCACGCACCCACCACGCCCCGCCACAGCGCAGGAAATGCACTTTCGTCGTAGGTTGCGTAGTCTTCGATCGATGGCCTAGTCATTGATGACGAGCCTTCTTGGGACGAGAATCAGCCTCGATCCGTTGTCAGTCGCTGTCGTTTCATCGCGAACAGCTTGGCCCAAATTGTTATCGACAATCGGTGCAACGTATTGACCCCGAGGTCGCCAGATTGCAGGTGCCTGAGTCAGTACGGTATTGGCGTCGTTCGTCGCAATCAAGCTCACGACTGGAGGGCCAGCTTGGCGAAGGTTGGCGTCACTTGTGCCCAGCGTATACGCAGCGTCTGAGCCAGTCACCTTGGCTGGCCAAAGGGTGTTGTCATAGCTCGAAACGAGATAGGCTTCTATTGTGTTGCCAGCGGTCGGAGCGGTGCCAGTTTCGATTGAGAAGTAGACCAGGTATTCATCATCCCAGTTCACTCCAAGGTCAACGGATGCCCCCATCCTTGCTGCACCGTTGGCAAGTCCGTCAAAGCTCAGCGTAGCGGTGACGCCCGATGCCCCAGCCTCGCCCCATACGATCGCGGTGCCCTGTGTAATTTGAATGTAATCTGGTAGTGCCATCAGCTATTCCTCCAAGCAACGGCGATGTCTGCGGCTGTGATGTTTGGCTGTCGCTCCGCTGCTCTGAGCAGTGGCGCAGCTTGTTCGGCAGTCAGCCCGACGCCACCGCTTGAAATCGGCAGGGTAAGCAGATGCCGGATCTTCGGCTCGCCAAGATCAAGTCCTGGAGACGATGTTTCGAGAATCCACTTCACGGCGCGTCTTACAATGGGGTTGACCTCTGCGACTGCTTCGATCTGCTGACAGACAGCTTCGCCATCGGCTGGATTGTCGAACATCCCTACGATGTTGATGTCGGCAATCTTGTAGCTGACGATCGTCGGCGGAGCGATCGATCGGCATCGAGCCGCACACGATTCGTCATTCCCAGCCTCAACGTATGCTCTTGCTTGCGGGTCGCTTTGTATCAACGCTTTTAACTCAATCGGATTCATCGCATCCTCACGGAATCAGGTTGGTCGATATTTCGAACGGCCCACCATCGCCAGCGTTCAGCGCCGCCTCAGTCTCAGCCGCCGCTCGGATCAATCCGTCGATCTCGCGCAACTCGCGGTACAGGGCATCCTTGTATCCGACGTGGTCGATTGCCGTTCCGCCGTCCGTGCTCGACAGGTTCGGCTTGCCGCCGGCCTTCGTCATATCGAGCGCGGCGAGTTCCGTTGCGATCGCGTCCCGTCGTGCCTTGAGGTTCGCGAGATAGACAGAGGTCATCGCTTCTTCCGGCGAGGTGGAGCCGGCTCCGGTTTTGGTTCAGGTGCGACGATCGGCGCAGGCTCCGGGTCGACCTTAGGCAAGGTCACGCGCGTGACCTTCACGGCAACCACTTCCGCAGCATCCGGCGAGTACTTGAGACGAGCCAATCGGATCGCCTCCGTCTCGTCTGCAACATCCTCAGCAACATCGATCGTCACGCGGTCGAATCTTACCTTCCAGGCCATCACATACCCCTTTCATGAGTAAAAGAAAAATGGCGGGTCACCTCTGGAGATGGGTAGAGGCCCCGCCTGCGGCTTTTCTACGGTTCGCCACCGCCGGCAATACTCCGCCAATCCGAGAGGGACGCCCCGAGTCCTAGAGCAGCGGGACGCCTCGCTCCTCCATCCATCGATACTCCTCTTCGGCCAACTGACCGGTCCGATTGAACTTCGCCCGGATCGTCGCCTCCTTGTGCGCGTCACGCAGCGCAGCCGCGCGGACTTCGGCACCGCCGACGATCTCGACCTTCAACGGCACCTTGACCGTATCGAGCGATCGACCGGGCTTCTCTGGATCCTGGTGAGTCGCAGCGTACCATCGGAGAGCCTCCGACTCGTCGCACGCTTCGACGTCCTCCGCCGGGAGTTGTGCCGACCATTTCTGGTCGCGCGGTCCGACCCGGAACTTGTACCCGTTTCCGCGCAAAGGTCCACCGCTGGCGACAATGCCGCCGGACGCCTTCTGCGCTCGATCTTCCAGCATCGCGTCGAGCTTCGCTAGCGCCGCCTGCTTCTCAGCAATCAGCCGATCGACGTCGCGCAAGTCCTCGATCGTGCCCTTCTTCTCAGCCATTCCTCACCCCTCAAACGAAACTAGGATCCACCCCGAAGAATGGATCCTAGTCTACTTCTTTTCAGTTTCCCGACGCAATGGATCAGGCGGTGCTCTTTGCCATATAGAGCCGATCCATCACAGCCGGCGCTCCGCGCTCGCTGACCTTGAACCGTGCGACGATGTCGCGCTCGAACGCGGCCGAATCGCTCGGAGGAGCCTGCTCAACACGGAGAGGCCAGTTCTCCATATAAGCGAAGGCGCGCTTCGGATCGCCGTAGAACCAAGTCGTGTCCGAACTGGTTCGGTTCTTGACGTAGGCACCGCTGACCACGCTGAACCGCTGAGCCAACTGATTGCCCGGAGTCTCGGTCTCGACCACGTTGGAACTCGTGATCTGTCGAACCAGCGTTGCGTTGACGATCCGCATCGCGGTCATCTGTAGCGCCTGCGGAACCAGCAACACGTTCGGCATCACAGCAATCGGCTCGCCGCTTGTTGGATCGGTCAGCGCGTTGAACTTCTGGTCCACCGCGTCGATGTCGGTCCAGTCAGCAAGCGCGTTTGTGGTCGCAGTGTTGTCGCTCTGGTAGGTCGCGACAGCCGCTCCACCGTTGCGCCGATAGATCGTCGAGATACCGCACACCACGTCCAGGATCCGCTTCTCACGGTTGACCGC